TTATTTGATTTCAATTTTGTCCCACTCCCTGCCTCTGTCATCACGATACTGTGATGCCATGGTGTCCGACTTGTGCCCGAGAAGATGTTGAGCAAACTTATCGCTTATCTGCTTCTCATAGAGTCTTGCAGACAAACTGCGCAACTCGTGAAAGGTAGGTGGATCCCCTTCGAAGGAAAGACCTGATGCTTTTCGTGCGCGCATAAAATACCTTGATACTGTGCCGGATGAAAGCGGTTCACGACGAGTAGATGCAATTATGGTTTCTCCGCCAAGAATCTCTTTGCATTTATCAAGTGTTTCCTTCATTGATATCCCGAGAGCATCAACATGCAATGTTGTAGGGATGGCAATTTTTACGCCTGTTTTGCTTTGCTCGACATAAAGATATCCATCTACGATATCAGACCACTTCATTTCGCATAAATCACCAACTCGTTGCCCGGTAACAACAGCCAGTTCCATTGCAAGTCTGAGCCAACATGGTGATGATTCTGCTGCTTGATAAATTTTCAGGTATTCGTCAGCCGTAAGTCTTGATCTCCTTACCTCTGATTTTGCTGCGCGAGTGGCAGCGACCGGGTTTGTTGTTATATGGCCTTCAGCTATTGCCTCTCGGAATGCATCGCTCAGTGTTGATCTGATTAACTTGGCTGATGCCGCCTTGCCCTCGTCTATGTATCCATTGAGCATTGCCGCAATTTCTTTTGTGGTGATGTCTTCAAGTGGAGCATCAGGCAGCCCCCTCCTTATTGCTTTAATTTTGCTCATGTAATTTATGAGTGTCTTCTGCTTGATTCCTCTGCTGGCGAGGATTTTTTCGTAGCGAGCAAGCCATGAATGTAACGTAACAGAATTATCACTGTTGATTCTCGCTGTCAGAGGCTTGTGTTTGTGTCCTGAAAATAACTCAATGTTGGCCTGTATAGCTTCAGTGATTGAGGTAGCCTGAGTTTAACGGACACTCCTTCCTGAAATAGAATGGCATCAGAAGGAGCTAATAATGAGCAGAAAAACCCAACGTTACTCTAAAGAGTTCAAAGCTGAAGCTGTCAGAACGGTTCTTGAAAATCAACTTTCGATCAGTGAAGGCGCTTCCCGATTATCCCTTCCTGAAGGCACTTTAGGACAATGGGTTACCGCCGCCAGAAAAGGGCTCGGTACTCCTGGTTCCCGCACGGTGGCTGAACTGGAATCTGAAATTCTGCAACTGCGTAAGGCGTTAAATGAAGCTCGCCTTGAGCGAGATATATTAAAAAAAGCAACAGCGTATTTTGCACAGGAGTCGCTGAAAAATACGCGTTAATCGAACAATGGCGACAACAATTTCCCATTGAAGCGATGTGTCAGGTATTTGGTGTATCCAGGAGCGGTTATTACAACTGGGTACAGCATGAACCCTCAGACAGAAAACAAAGTGATGAGCGGCTAAAACTGGAGATTAAGGTGGCACATATCCGCACTCGCGAAACATATGGAACCCGGCGGCTCCAGACGGAGCTGGCAGAGAATGGCATCATCGTTGGTCGTGACCGACTGGCACGTCTTCGTAAGGAGCTAAGGCTACGCTGTAAGCAGAAACGCAAGTTCAGAGCGACTACGAACCCGAACCACAATCTGCCAGTTGCGCCAAATCTGCTGAACCAGACGTTCGCTCCTACAGCACCAAATCAGGTCTGGGTGGCGGACCTGACGTATGTTGCCACACAGGAGGGATGGTTGTACCTCGCTGGCATCAAAGATGTTTATACGTGCGAAATTGTCGGCTACGCCATGGGAGAGCGCATGACAAAAGAGCTGACAGGTAAAGCCCTGTTTATGGCGCTCAGGAGCCAGCGCCCACCTGCCGGGCTAATCCACCACTCTGATCGAGGTTCACAGTACTGCGCATACGATTACCGGGTCATACAGGAGCAGTTTGGTCTGAAAACATCAATGTCGCGTAAAGGTAACTGTTACGACAACGCTCCGATGGAAAGCTTCTGGGGAACGCTGAAAAATGAGAGCCTGAGCCACTATCGTTTTAATAACCGGGATGAAGCCATCTCAGTAATACGGGAATACATTGAGATTTTCTACAATCGTCAGCGTCGTCACTCTCGTCTGGGGAATATCTCCCCGGCAGCCTTCAGGGAAAAATATCATCAGATGGCTGCTTAAAAAAAGAACAAATGGTAGTGTCCGCTATTGCCAGTACACCTCATTCAGTTAATGCCTCGCAGAAAAAGCGCTCCTGCTGCTTAACAAATTCAACGATATCGAACATTTTTTTGGTCCTGAAAATCAGAAAGGACAGGGGGAGAATTTTCTCTCCCATTCTTCTTCCGCCCGAGCATAGGCGATCGCTGAGATATAATCGTTGTACGCCTCTTCAGCTTTTTCGCCAGTGAGTGCCAGTTGGGCTTCTTTGGGTAAAAAAAGGCTGCTCATAAGCAATGGTTTATCGGGGAACATGCTGATAAGCTCCTGCGCCCGATCATCAATCCATTTATCCTTTTCATCCTGAATATGCTGATTAACCCAGCGACGCTCCTCTATGCGGTCGCAGGTGAGGTATGCGTTCATGGCGGAACTCCTGATTCCGGTTAATGCATTAAATTAATTTGTCGGGAAAGCTGACAGACAGGGCAGTTACATTCTTCCTCCTGCTCTTTAGCGAAGAAATATGCAGCGGCCTGTAATGCGATGTCTTCTGGATGTTCCGCGATAAACATAACATTGCCTTCCGTATCAATAACAGAAATAGCCTCATCAGGCAGGACGACAAAATAGGCGATGATTTTATCATCCATAAAAACTTCTCCCATTATCGTTTCTGCTGGCGTTATGACGTTTTTTACATTGATATTAATTTTTTGATTGAGCATGATATTTCCTTTCAGGCTGGTGAGATTAACGGTTGGCCTTTATGGTTCAGGTAAACTTCGATTGCATCTGAAATAATGCGGATTTTTTCAATCAGTGAATGTGCGTAAAGTGCATTATTAACGTTAGCTGACGCCATGTAATAACGCCCGTTGTAAAGAATTGCTGTACCGGGTTTAACGTCCTCGCGAGAAACTAATGCGGTTCCGTAGTGAGGTTTGAGCATGACAAATCCTCCGGTTAATTAATCCAGATATTTAATTTAATCCCCGATATGTGATCGGGGATGGGGTTAATTAAAGATTAACGTTGAAACCAAAGCGGGAAGACTTTTCCGATGTGCGGGAAATATCCAGCAATTTACGGCGCATTTCTTCCGTCAGATGCTTGAAGGCGTTAAATTCGGCGACAGCCGCATCGACGTTATAGCCGTTACGACGTAATTCATTAAATATGCGCATTGCAGGGCTTGGCATGTCGAATAAGACGGAGGTATCAAGCTGCAATGTATTTCTATCAACATAGTTCATCGTGGCATAGGGGTGATGCTCTGAAAACCACGATAAAGGGAAATTGATATTCATCGCAGGAGAAGACAGGGCCAGTTGTTTCTGTTCCCATAGTTGTTTTTCCATGCGATCGAATTCAGCAATGTAGGCTTCCTTGAATGCAGCTGCTTTTTTGCCGGTGAAGCCCATCACCAGAAAAACGAAGCCGTTTTTGGTGATTTGGTAGGCGTTATAGGTATTGCCTCGGTGTTCGAATTTAACCCGCGAAAAGTTGCGGGTTAAGAATTGCTCAGAGCATTCGAGGGATTCTATTTTCTGAACAACATGGTGATGCTGCTTGCCAAAAAACTCAGCAATCGAAATAGAAGTAGTGACGGCGCGACCATTTTCGATGGTTACGTCAGGGTGAGAAAGGGTAGTAGCCATAATGACATCCTCAAGTGATAAGTTAATTAACTCACCACCAGAGGTGCTAATCTCATGGGTGGTGAGACGCACAGGGTTAGCACTACCGGTCACTCGAGAACCCGGCCAGCCTTGCGGCTGCCCCGCACGCCTCACCATAATTTGAATGTGGCTGTGCATTACGCATAAAAAAACCGCTTCAGCGCGGTTATGCGCTCGAGTAACTTTCGGGGTGCTAATCCCGGCACCCGTTTTATGAGGTGTTCGCCAAATATAGCCCCGACATCACACGCAGTCAATATCGTCCTTTCTCGGAAATGCTTTGGCGGTGCCGCCTGCACCCAAAACATTCCCTGTATTGGTCAGCGCCAACTTCCTGCCAGTGTTGCCCGTTCTCACGCCGTTCTCGCTCTCGCGCGGGGATACTCTCTCATCGACCGGATCGCACCCGATGATACAGCACGTTTACGTGTAGGGGTCTAAACAGGTCATTGACGCTGTAAAGCTCCAGATTGTTAAAGAGCATTTTGCGGCGGGTTAAGTCGCGCCGTACGACTGATTTATGTAGCCCTGTGTCAGGGCGCGATGTTTCTGGCTTGGGTAAAATATAATAAGTGCAACTGATCGCAGTCAATAGCAAGACTAATAATTTAATTTTAATCTATGTGATTGATTTTTAGATTAATTTATTTATGTAAAAAATATAAGCGAGGATAATGCAGGTGGTGAGTTATGGAGGATGCGCAAAGAAAAAACGGCGCTGAGGCCGGTTACTCTGTGTTAGATTTGGTGTGAGGGAACCCCTGATAACACTAAGAAAAGCAGTGAACAGTCAAAGAGAACCCAGCGGGCTTGGTGGCTTTTGACAAAAACATCGCCTGTAACTATAATTAGTTGCAATGTAGCGAAGATGAGATTATGTGGGTATGGGGAAAGCAGATAAGCTACTGGAAAAGTTTTTAAACAGTAAAAAAACGTTTGAATGGGATGAGTTGGTCGTTTTGTTTTCCTCTCTGGGATATGTCAAAAAGGAAATGCAGGGCTCAAGAGTGCGGTTTTTCAATGCTGAAATCAACCACACCATATTAATGCATCGCCCACATCCAGAAAGTTATATTAAAGGTGGAACGCTGAAAGCGATTAAACAGAATCTGAAAGAGGCTGGGGTATTATGAATCATCTAAAATATAAAGGATATTTAGGTACAGTAGAACCAGATTTTGAAAATAATATCCTGTACGGAAAACTGGCGTTTATTCGAGACCTGGTAACTTATGAGGCTTCTACATTAGCTGAACTGGAACAGGAGTTTAAGACATCGGTTGAGCTGTATTTACAGTCTTGTGTGGAGGATGGAAAGGAGCCTGATACCCCGTTTAAAGGTGTGTTTAACGTCAGACTTGATCCAGAACTGCATCGTCGGGTCGCTGAAATGGCGATGGAAGAAGATTTATCACTGAACGCCTTTGTTAATAAGGCGCTGGAAAAAGAAGTCAACCATCACACAGGGGCTTAATGTTCCCTTCGTCTTTGACATCCTCACCGCCGAAGAATGGGGAATTTACGGCGCACTGGTAAATGGTGGGGCGAGCAGGAGGCAAACAAAACCCGGCACCAAGGCCGGGTTTTGTTATTGGTGCATTTGGCAGGTTGTAATATCTGGTCCATAAGCCAAAGTAAAAACAGGCTTGTTGATCAAGCCCATGTTCTTTAATGATTGAATCATTTTTCCTTGCTCGCTAACTTTTTGCTTGCTAAGTATTTCTTCCACTTGTTGTGTCAAGGATTTGTCTTTGTTCATTTATGGCTCACTTGATTGCGACTGCTCCCCGCCCGCATTGGGCGAGGGTTCTCGGAGATTTTTCGCTGAAAAAGGAAATAAAATAGCCTCCCTGCAAGGTTATTGATATCATCCTGTGAGTTCAATCAAAAGTCTCATCATTCCACTGCGACTTTATGACCTTTCCGACAAACGGGCAGTTTTCGTTACACTCAATCATGTCGAATCGTGGGTTGAGTGGCTCCAGGTACGCTTTACCGCTCTCACGAATGAATCGTTTGAAGGTGAATTCATCGCCATTCATTCGGGCCACGCAAAAATCGCCATCCTCAATCTCCCGCTCAGGGTCAACGAGTATCAGCATCCCTTCGGGGAAACTGGGTTTACCACCCTGCGGCGCGGTCATTGAATGCCCCTTGACCTCCAGCCAGAACGACCTGTCACTGGCTTTTGTGGTGGTGGAGATCCACTTAATCGCATCCTTTGCGGTGTACGAAAAATCATCCATTGAGAAAGCTCCAGCCTGTACGCAGGAGAGTAACGGATATTCGTAATATTTCTCGAACAGGTTACGCCTGTTTCCCGGTGTGTGGGTACGAATACTGCGTAACAAATCACTCAGATCTGGATTAATTTCTTCCGCAGGAACCTGTAATAAAGCCGCAAACTTAAGGGTATTTTCAGTATTTAACGCAATTTTTGCGTTCAATAACTGACTAACAGCCCCCTGCGTTTTGAAGCCGAGGATATCTGCGGCTTTTTCCTGGCTTAGGGATAGCTGTTTCCGTTTTTCATCCCAGATTTTGCGCAGTCGTTCAGCGTTCTGGATGTCTTTGTCAGTAATTGTAATTTTCTTCGTCATAGTGCCTCCAATTTTATTAGCAACACAAATATTTATCAAATAGCTGGCCTGTTGACATTTAAATCAGGTAAGCTAATATCGGAAAATTGAAATGGGAGGATCTCTATGACTCTTGACGAGTACTTGAGACAAAGCTCTATCAGACAAGCCGATTTTGCGGCGATTGTTGGAGTTTCTCAGGGATTTGTCAGTGGGGTTATTACAGGGAGATACATGCCTCAGGGGCGGAAAGCCATTGAATGGGCAAAAGCTACAGACTGGAATGTAACTCCCCATGAACTAAACCCGCATGACTACCTAAACATGGAAGATGGTATTCCGCTTCATGTAAGGCAAACAGCCTGATAACCCTCCATCGGAGGTGTGAGTGAACAGGCAAATCAAAACGGTTATGCCCGATCAGTACTGTGATGCTGATCGGGACTGGATACAGGAGCAATTGTTACAGCTAGACCCGACCACCAGGGTAAAAATTGCAGCAGAGTACGCGAGAGTGTACCAGGAAGAGTGGGACAAGGAGCCTGTATCGTTCAGGAAGGGCAACAGGGCAAGACGGAGCGCCAACACCCGGTTACGGGTGTATGTCCAGAAGTACGCGAGAGCCAGCCGTGGCTGGATGTTTTCGCCAGTAGCGATACGGAAGGAATAGATCTCATCAAGGTTATTATTTTTTTGTGAAATGATTTCGCATGAAATCATTGCGCTTGAAATTTTACTAAGAAGGGGGTAAGGGGGCAGATCTGTAACATCCGTGCCTGTAAGGGCACTACCAGAGGAAGGCAGCTCCATAGGTTAGGTAGATCACTGTATAGGGTGAGATGGTTTCTGACGAAATTGTTATTATGCTAACCATTACGGTAGAAATAGTACCATACTCATCAAACATGTGGTTATCAGCCTGCTCGGAAACAAATTCTACACCGGAAAAGACAAGGTCACGTTTGATTATGTGCTGGCTGCCAAATTGCGTGATGCCGGACTGGCGATCGAACGTAATTATCTGGTTGATATGGCAACGGTAAGCGCGGATTCGTCGATATCATGGTCGTTGCCCCATCTGGTTGAAGTGGCACACTGAATTTGGCCACCTGAACAGAGGTGATATGCTCACCTCAGAACAACACAGGTGCTCCAATGAAAAAAAGAAATTTTAGCGCAGAGTTTAAACGCGAATCCGCTCAACTGGTTGTTGACCAGAAATACACGGTGGCAGATGCCGCCAAAGCTATGGATGTTGGCCTTTCCACAATGACAAGATGGGTCAAACAACTGCGTGATGAGCGTCAGGGCAAAACACCAAAAGCCTCTCCGATAACACCAGAACAAATCGAAATACGTAAGCTGAGGAAAAAGCTACAACGCATTGAAATGGAGAATGAAATATTAAAAAAGGCTACCGCGCTCTTGATGTCAGACTCCCTGAACAGTTCTCGATAA